TTAATGTTTGGGGAATAACTTAACACAATATAGTATGGCACAAACAAACATATTTTGGCGGTATGACTGGGATACATCAACCGACCTTCAATATATTGCAACAGCAATCGCGGCGTTGGTTAGCAATACAACTCAAATGACGGCAATAAATGAGGCTGGCGGTGTCAAATGCTGGATAATGCCCGAAGTTCATCCGAGTAGCAACGAGTGGCGTATATACCGCGCCGATATGCCGATAACCTGCAAGAGCGTTGCCGTTATGTTTGCGTATGGCGAGTATGAGGATATTCCCGCAGGTGCAGAAACGGCGTGGATTGAGGTAAACGATGTTCAGTATCAGATTTACACAAACACGATAGGAACAGGCGAGGTGACATTGGGTATCTATAACGGTTATCAAGACAGCACGCCGTTGTTGCAGTTCAAGGCAAACGAGTTTAAGGGTGTTGCCGAATTTGATTTGTCGGCATTTGCACAGGCTCGATTTGAAACGGATATGCAAAATACTTACGGTTCGGATTTGGCTATTGATGAACCCTACCTGTATGCGAAATTCTACATTGGTAAGTTCTCTAATAAGATAGCCGAGAGATACATTTTTGTACGCGGCGTGACAGAGGGTATGAGGGCGGACGACCTGTATTTAAACGTACATGGTATAGTGTTGTTGTCCGAGGGTACAATTACAAAGACTACTGACGGAAGGGGTAACAAGTATGTGAGCGTCTTTATTCCCGATGTGCAAAATACGTATAGTGTCACCTTGCATAATTCAATCCAATACCTTTATAGTGGCAGGGTTTATAATCTTATGGTAGACAGCCAAACAGATGCAAGCAATATCAATGCTTTGCTGGAAACACTGTTTTGGGGAAAGACCGTTAAATATAACGTGCTGCCGAAGTGCAACCACCTTATTGTGCGTTGGATAAACGCTGACGGCGGTTTGGATTCCTTCGGGTTTCCACACAACCAACAAGAACAAAGACAAGTAAAGACCTCGCAGATAGCGTCACAGATACACCGCGAGGGCAAGCGACTGAATCGCGCCGAGTTGCACCCCTACGGCATAGACCAAACCCACCTTATGCGTTGCGGAGTTGATAACCTAACCGACAAGCAGTATGAGTTTCTGTTGGATTTGGTGTTCTCGCCATATATTGAGATAGAGTTCCAACCTTTGCATACGTACGAGGACGTTTGGGAACGAGTTGTTGTAAACAAGTTTGATATTACGCAGAATACCGATGCACCGACAAAGCGTTTTGAGATTGAGTTTGCCCTGCCCGAACTTAACACACAATTCTAACGGCTATGACAGAGGAAATACTTATCAATGGCGTTGCGCTGGATATTGACGCGAGTTTCAAGGGTATACAAATGGTATTCCAAAGTCCATACCTCACGGACTTTAGCAGCATTGTAAGCAATCGCACGAACTCGGTCACATTCCCCGCTACGAACCACAACAAGGCGATTATCGGGTGTGCCAGTCTACAACAGGACAGCATATTCCCCTACCGTAAGCATCGCGCCATATACAGACGTGACGGCGTGCAGATGTTTGACGGCAAAGCAACGCTGTTATCGGTTACGGATAAGAGTATACAGATGTGTTTTACGTGGGGCAACACCGATGCGTTTCAAACGCTGTTTGATACAAACCTGCAAGAGTTGAATTTGGGGCGTTGTAAATATCCGGCAGGCGTTTTGACAACCAACTCGATACCGTTGGTAAAGTTTGGTGGTGGGCGTTCGGGCGTTGGCGTATCGGTACTTTCAATTTTGAATGCGATTGAGGCTAAATGCGGCGTATCGGGATTGTCGAACCTCGCGCACCTCAACAGCAGTCGTAATTATGTTTTGGCACTGACAACACGAAATGGTGATACCACGACACGTGCAAAACAAGGATTGGTGTTTGGCACGTTGGGCGCAAAGAGTATCGCAAGCGGCACGTTTTATGGCCGTTCGGTATTAAAGAATGCAAGCGGCGGAACAGACCCTCACCATATCATGGATAGTGACGGAATGATAGCCGTTGAAGGGTATACGTCACTACATATAAACCTCAAAGGCACTTTCCGTATGACTAAACGAGTGTCTACGGATTTCGACCATGATATGCTGTTAGTGCGCGTCAATCAAAACGGCAATTTCAATACATCAAAGTTGTGTACAGGCACAATAATCAGCACTTCGTCAAGCACCTATGTTGTCGAGTATTCGCCGAATATTGATGCAGACTACGGAATGGGTAACGATGTGCAATATTGCTTTATTCAATTATTCAACGACACGTTGGGCGGCATTGGATTTGAGCCTACGTTGTCGAATATAAATATGACGGCAAAAACTATTGTACCCGATAGCAACGAGGGTGAGGAGGTGATGTATGATACTGGAATAGCGGACGTGTACCCAGTGGGATTGAACCTGCCTAATATGTCGTGTGGGCAATTCATCAAAAATCTTTTATGGCTGCATGGCGGATTTGCATTCTCGCTTGACGGCAAGACATTTGAGTTTGCCAGTTTTTCGGATTTGACAAGCAACAAGGAAAATGCGCTGGATTGGACGGATAAGATGATAACCGTGCAACCAAAGGAGAGGCAAACAAAACTCGACACAGCACGCAAAAACTATTTCCGTTACAAGGAGGCCGATTGGTACGACAACAGCAAGTATCAAGGCGTGTTGCATACAGATGATGAAACAATAGATGAGGAAAAGGAATACTGCAAGAGCGATTTTGCGCTTATACCGCAGAACGAGATACCAGTTTGGAGTTTGAATGACGATAACGAGTGGGATTTTGCCGGTGACAACTTGCCGCCCATACTCGTTGCCGGTTATACTGGTGTAGTGGTAATAACCGCGTGCTATAACTCGGCGCAGCGTTGGTCGAACCTTTTGTCACGCTTTTATGTTGAGTATGCCGCGATGATACAACACCCTGTAATCATCAAGGCGGATTTTCTTATAACAACCGCCGACATCAATGCACTGGATATGCGCATACCTGTCTACCTCAAACAGACAGGCAGGTATTACGCAATACGTAAACTGACGACCAAGAACGCAAAGGTGGCCGAGGCAGAACTTATTGAACTGAAATAAACATTTGAGATATGGCAGATAGAAAAGAGATATTGCTGGAGGTCAAGAGCAACCTCCAAAAGACCGACACCGAAGTCGGCAAGTTGGTTCAGTCGATGACCGCTCTGAACAAACAGATCTACGACTTGACCGCATCGCAGAAGCAACTGCAAGGCGAGATCTCGGCCGGTGAAAAAGTGATTGCCCTTTACAACAAGACCGTTGCGGAGGGCAAGCCCGTTTCCGACCAGTTACGCCAGGAGTTCGAGCGAGCCACTACGAGCATGGATGGCTGGCGTAGCGAACTGACCGCCACCAACGAGGCGTTGAAAGCACACAAGAAGGAGTACGGCGAGTTGTCGCGTCAGGTGCAGAATACCATCATATCGCAGGAGACCTACAAGGACACTCTCAAAGGTATGGCCGCGCAGCTTTCCGTCGAGAAAGACAAACTGCGCCAGATAAAGATTGCCGGAGGTGAACTGACAGACGAGTACAAACGCCAGCAGGAGGTAGTCAACAACCTTAATACGAAGGTCAGCACACTCGAACAGGCATACGGCGTATATACCCGTAACGTGGGTAACTACAAAAGCGGTGTCCAGGAGTTGAACGAGATGCTTCGCCAGCACCTGCTGAAACTCGGTACGCTGAAAGAGGGTACGAAAGAATGGGAGGCCGAAGCGCAGGCTGTACAGAAGACAACACAGGAACTGGAAAACCTCAACCGTGAACAGCAGAAGCAGGAAAGTTCGCAGCAGGGTTTCTTCCAGAAAGCAAAAGCCGGATGGACTGCAATGCTCGGTTGGATAACCGCCGTTGTTGCTGCCGTAGTCGGTCTTGTCAAGGCCATAGGTAAGATGCTCAAGACGAACATGGAGTTCGCCCAGCAGCAGAAGAACTTGCAAACCATTCTCGGTGTGACGAATGACGAGATGGAGGCAATGACCGCACACGCCAAAGAACTCGGACGTACAACGGAGTACACCGCATCACAGGTCACACAACTGCAGATAGCACTTGCCAAGTTAGGTTTCTCGGCAGATCAGATACGGGCGATGTCCGAAAGCGTGCTCGCACTTGCAACGGATCTTGACGCGGGGCTGGGTGAGAGTGCCGAACTTGCAGGCGCAACACTGCGTCAGTTCGGTCTGGATGCCGAAGATACGAGCCATGTCGTTGACGTGTTGGTGAAGGGCGCGAATGAGAGTGCGCTGTCATTTGACAAGTATAGTACTGCTCTGGCACAGGTAGCACCCGTAGCGAATGCGATGGGGTTTGACCTTGAAGGTACGGTTGCAATTCTCGGCTCGTTGGTTAACGTGGGTATGGATGCCAGCATGGCAGCCAACAGCACCCGTAACATTATGCTCAAACTGGCCGACAGTAACAGCGAACTTGCAAAGAGTTTGAGCCAACCCGTCAAAGATATACCGACACTCGTAGCCGGATTGAAAGAGTTGCAAGCACGTGGTATTGACGTAGCCACTGCATTGGAACTGACTGACAAGCGTAGCGTTGCCGCATTCACTTCGTTAATGAAGAACGCCGATGCCGTAGATGAACTGAACAAGAAACTGCAGGACGTTGATGGCTATGCAATCGGCATACGTGAGGAACGATTACAGACTACCGAGGGCGCAATCAAGATGCTACAATCTGCGTGGGAGGGTTTTGAACTGGCGGTACTCAATAGCGAGGGACGTCTGTCTAAGTTCTTCCGAGGTCTGGCCGATGACATCAATATACTCACTGACAGGATCGACCCCGAAGGGAAAGCCCGTCGTGACTTTGAAGACCTTGTACAAAATTATGCTGACGGGTACAACGAAATCGCGAAGGTAGCCGAAGAAAAGGGCCTTGACGTAGCACACGCTCTGCAAACGATGTTTGATACCGAAACCACATCGATGCAGGCACGCGCCAACGAGCAGGGGCGTATCATTCAATCGATGAACCACCAGATTGCCGCTACCGAAAGCAAACGTGAGAAGAAACGTCTGGAGCAAATCAAAGCCAATGCCGAGGCCGAACTTGCCGAGATACGCAACAACTATCAGGCGTTGAAGAAAGCCTACGAGCAGATACAGCAAGCCCGTGAAAAGGCAAGCGGCACAACCACGACAGGCGGAACCGAAGGCGGTGGCGGTACTACGATGACCGATGCCGAGAAGAAACAGGCGTCACAGGTTGCACTCAAAGAGTTGGCAAGTAGCCAGAAGATATACACCGCTATGCTGGCCCAGCAGAAGCGCTACCAGAACGATGCCGCGCTGTCCGAAGAACAGAACGCCGAGCAACGGTGGCAGCATGAGCAAGACTGGCAGAAGCGTAACTTCGAGAACCAGCAGACGTACGAGCGTGAGAAACTGCGCATACAACTTCAATACGACCAGATCGCAGGTGACGAATACCGCAATAGCCTGAAAGCCCTTGACATCGAACGCGAGACGTTCTATCAGGAGCAGGAGCAGAAAGCCGTTGACCACTACACCGAAATCACGAAGAAGATTGTAGCGGCCGTTGCCGGTACTGACGTGAAGGCGCAGATACGGGCCGTCGAGAAGGAGTACAAGAGCCTCTACGATGAACTGGATGCTATGGTGGCAGCCGGGCAGATGACGTATGAGGAAGCCACGTACTACAAGATAGGTCTGGAGCAGAAGAAGAACGCCGAGATCAAGAAACTGCGCAAGCAGGAGAAAGACGATGCCGACAAGCAACTCGAAGCCGAAGCCAAGAAACGGGCCGACCAACTGGCGACAGATCTCAAACTTGCCTGGCAGAATGCCGAGCAGCAGTACCAGATACGTAAACGCTACCTCGAACAGGAGTTGCAACTGTACAGGAACAACGCCGCCAAACGTGCCGAGTTGGAGGAACAACTGGCCGCTCTGGAGAGCACGCACTGGATGCAGAAGATTGACCGCCTGCAGGAGTACGGCAATAACGTACAGGAGATGCTGTCAAGCATCAGCACCATAGCGACCAACAACAGTAACGCCC